CTTTTTACAAGTAACCTTTTTATATTTACAAACATAACTCGCATTGCATTAAATCATTTAATATTGTATATTTTCTGGGAAGAAACATCTATTGAATGGGTGCATTATGGAAGAAAACAAAGAGAAACAAGAAGTTATGATACCAGAGGCGTTGTCAGACGCACTCTTTCACCACAAGATAACAGGAAAACAACGTAAGTTTATTTTATTATTAGTTCATAGTGAGGGTTTGCATACTGCTACGCATTGTGCATTACAAGCAGGGTACGCAAAAGATTCAGCAGTTGTAAGAGCATCAGAGCTCCAGAACCCTGAGAAGTATCCGCTGGTTGCAAAAGCGATTGAATCAGAAAGACGAGCTATTGTTGAAAGATATAAGTGTACGCAAGAAAGGTCCTTATCTACATTAGCTAGAATTAGAGACAAAGCATCTGAGTCAGGGAATTGGAATGCTGCCGTAGCTGCGGAGACCAGGAGAGGACAGATTGCTGGGTTGTATGTTGATAAAAAAGAAATTTTAACTGGCACGATAGATTCGATGTCAAGAGATGAAGTAGAGAAGAAACTTCAAGATCTCAAAGAACAGTACAGTATTGAAACTACGTTTGAAGAAGTAAAAGAATTAGAAAATAAGTCTTGACTATAAGATTAGATGGGACTATAGCTATCTAAAAAAGGAGAAAGTATGCAATTAATATTAGTAAGACCAGATCGGTATAATTATGTTAGGCTACCTATGACTGATTCATTGTTTTGGCGCAGGGTAGAAAACCTACGAAGAGCAATGTTAACAGCAGAAGATTTGGAGTTTAGATTAATCTTTTATTATCAGATGTTGGAACTGATGAAGGATGCGCCATGATTAAAATTATTGTTATAATGATTTTATTGTTTATGGCTATTCACTGGAAGTTAACACTTCTCACTATGGTTTGGTTTTATTACTTTGGTGGTTAAACCAGAATCAAAACTATGGAAAATAGTTAAGGAAAATCTATCAGATATTCATTGGACTAGGTTTGAAAACTGGGCGTCTCCAGGCGTACCAGATTGTTATGGAATCAAAGATGGTATATCGATTTGGGTGGAACTAAAAGTAATTCACAGTAAGAAGATTAAATTATCCCCCTTTCAAAAATCATGGAATTATAACCATAGTTTACAAGGAGGAAGAAATTTTATTATAGCCACGACCCTCCCTTACACATTACTGTATATCTTTCCGGGTTTGGTGGCTCCTTCCATTAGTTCCATTGCCCATTGCCCTCGTCCATTCTGGGTAATAGACATAAGCACTGGAGGCGGGACCGGCAGCTGGAAGCAGGTGGCAGAGATCCTTCTCCATTGTCCATTGCCGAAGCCAGAATCCCCACGATAGTAGTTACCAGGAGCTGGTGCAGCTCACCAGGCAGCAGGATGGCATCACCGTCATCTCCATTTCCATTGTCCATCGCCCCACACCTAACGTAAGGAAAATAACTACCAACGTCCCACGGTCCCACGCAGCTGGGTCTGCTGATTGACATGCTCGTCTGCATTTCCATTGGCAGAAACCAAGGGGTTTCGAGGCACAGTAGTAACCTTCCTGCTGCACCTTCGGCCAGGGAAGCAGGATCTCCATTCCATTGCCCAAGTTCCGCGGGTCGCGGTACTATAGTAGTAGATGACACAGGTGCAGCACGGGCGTGGCAGGAAGCTCTGGTTAAAAAAAAGTTTACTTACTACTTGACTATCTAATAAAGTGGGACTATATAAGTACCTGAGTCAGGAGCTGAGGAGAACCCACGGGCTTCCATAAGCAGAGTATTAAGGTAAGTCGAGTACTAGCACCCTTAATAAACTGCCAGACGCCCTGACTCATCATGCTGAAGCGAGTGACCCGATAGGCGAGAGGCGCAAGCAGTGGGGGCAATGGTGTTGGCCTAACCAGCCAACTGCCCTATTAAAGAAAGGAACAACCTATGACTGCATTAAAGAAAGAGAAGAGCTGCAAAGAATTAGTAGAAGAACAGTGGAAGGACCGGCAGGAGACGCTGCAGGATCCGAATTACGAAGCGCTTGGCTTTGACTATGTAGAACCGCATACATTCAACGACCAGGCCGAAGGGTATTGGCGTTGGCAGTTCAGCTGGGGTGGTCCTTCGGATGAGCTGCGCGGCTACGTTAACGAACATGACGAGATACATCGGTTGGAATACTGGTACCTGGATTGGTTTGACGGAGCGCATGTGCTGGTGCAGCAGGACGCAGCTGCCTGGACTCAGATGCAGCAGATGATCATGTGCACTGCACCAGGGCAGACTGCATCATGATGTCCATCTGGTTGATCCTGGCCATGCTGGTTAGTATACACCATCCGGTAGCTGGTGCAGCATTGCTTCTTGCAGGAGCTCTGGTGGTTTAGATCTCCATCTCCATCGCTACGGTTGTCCTATTACGTAGGTATAAGTAGTAGTACCGGAGCTGGGAGTCTGTGGCTGAAGCTGGTGTGGAAAATAAATTAAAATAAACTATTGACTTCTAATGAAATGGGATTATATATTACTTATTAACTAGAAAGACGAAAGGATATAAAATGTCAAAAGCTGTTAATATATTAGAAGTGCTAGAGAAAGCACAACAAAGTCCTGCTAGTGTTAGCAAAAGAAATAAACAAGCTATCATAGATGCCTATGGTCGTGCGTTAACAATGCAAAAAGTTTTAGCAGACTTTATTAAAGTCAATAGACAACTAATGATTGACTTGTCTACAAGTGAAAATGCAAACCTATTACACGGGAGGGATTACTCACTTCATGTATCACAAAAATTGGGTGCAAAGATTGACACGCAACTCGTTAAAGAAAAACTTGGCGAGATTGGGTATCATCAATGCAAAGTGCCAACGCAATATAAACAAATACAAGCTATGCCTTTATCGGAAAGCACAGTATCAAGAAACAAAAAAGCTACGATTGACGAAGTAGCAGACTTTAGAATTTCTGCTTAGTTCCGTTAATGCCTAAGTAGTTTGGGGCGACTTCGGTCGCCCTTTTTTACGTCTACACTTCCATTTCCATTTCCCATTACTACGATACCGATAGGTATATATATACATGTACACAAGGGGGGTACGCTACGGCAGTACCTTATGCGAAGTTGTGTGAAAAAGAAAAGTAAAAAAGAATTTGACTATAAGATTAAATGGGAGTAATGAGTTAGTTAGAAAGGAGAAATCAAAATGCCGAATAATGATGACTACTTATCACGACAATTATCAGCAGTTAATAATGCCTTTGGTATTCAAGCAGTTGATAATAATAATCAAGTTCAGCCTAATCTTATAGATGGACTAGATTATAAGGCTTTATATAAAGTCTTAGAGAGTGAAGTTGAAACTGTTATCCTAGACCCTAACGCACCTCAGTACGTTATTGAATGGGGTAATAGAGTTAAAGCTAAACTCTATGAGATAATTCAACGACAAGCAAACCGATAACCTAATTCCCAATTGGGTCGGCAAAGGGGCGATTGATTTGCCCCTTTTTTTATGCCATATCACCAGCAGCCACGCAGCAACTAGCAGACCTTCCTTCAGGTGATGCTTCATTTTTAATTAAGTCTTCTACAACATCTAGGTACTTACAAACCTCAACATACGACATCTGGTGTTTTCGCTACCCCCACCCCCGCATATTTGGGCGGTGTTCTTTTGAAGTTAACCTAAAGTCAGAGTTTTACACAAACACAGAGTATGATATAACTTTTTTATGATTCCAGAAAAAATCCCAACGGATTTGTTAAAATACGAATTAAGAAAATTACAACTAAAAGTGTCTGAGGAGTCCCGTTCCTCCTACCTTACTTTTGTAAAAAAAGTTTGGCCTGACTTTGTTGCAGGTTCACATCATAAAATTATTGCAAAAAAATTTGAAGACATTTCACGTGGAAAAATAAAACGACTTATTGTAAATATGCCACCTAGACATACTAAGTCTGAGTTTGCATCTCACCTTTTCCCTGCGTGGATGATGGGACAAAAACCTAAATTAAAGATAATTCAGACTACACATACGGCAGAATTATCGTATAACTTTGGTAGGAAAGTGAGGAACCTATTTGATCAACAAGATTTCAAAGATGTTTTCCCGAATGTCAGCTTATCACAAGACTCTAAAGCTGCGGGGCGTTTTACAACTAACTCTGGCGGAGAGTATTTTGCTGCTGGTGTGGGTGGTGCTATTACTGGTC